CGTCGCGACTTGCGGCCTGACGTGTACGGGGACGATCCGGTTAAGCAGAAACGCATCGCATGACATGTGGGGCTGGCTCCTTTGGGCTGGCTTTTTTTGTATCCGTAATCGCGTGGCAACGGTAGGCAACGCATGACAACCACTAGCCCGCAGCACGCTTTACCGCTCGCGTTCGGTGTTCACCACGCGCCGAAGGACGCTCCCGTAAAGGTGCTTCGTCAGATCGAATCCGAGGCGCAAGCGCTGGCAGTGTGTATCGCTGCCGGCAATCACAAGCTCGACTACATCGCGGCCTGCGTTGGCAAATCACGCGGCTACGTGTCGCGCATGCAGTCCGGCAAGCGCCGCATCCCCGAGCGCCTGATTGGCCCGCTGTGCGCGGCAACCCAGTCGAACCTACTTCGCCAGTTCCACCAGCTACAGACCGCCTTGGGCGAAGTCTGCGAGGTGGATCGGCTGGCTGACCTGTTGAGGACCGCCGCTTGAACACCACGATCGACCTACGCGCCCACGACACCCACGAACACGGCCTGACGATGACGCAGCGCGTCATGGAACTCGGCGTGGACATGCAGATGGCCCAGCGGATACGGGATGGCCTGCAGAAGAAACGCGAGGACGAGGCGTTCGCTGAGGCTGAAAAGCGCATGCGGAGCCCAGCATGAAGCGCGGCGACGTGATCTGGTGGGTGGTTGTGGACGCCACCACGGGCGAGCCGGTGAGCTGGTACGCGAGTCGCAGCACGGCCAGACGGGTAGCGATGGAGTCGGGCGGACGGTATGCGCGCGTGGTGCTGGCATGAACGCGCTCGAGAAACACGTTCAACACAACTGAGGAGTCACATGAAGATCGTCATCGACCAAGCGTTTCAGTCACTTATTCCACCGCTGGCAACTGATGAGCTTGCGCAGCTTGAAAACAACATTGTTGCTGAGGGTTGCCGCGATCCATTGGTGGTTTGGGATGGCGTGCTGATCGACGGCCACAACCGTTATGAGATCTGCACGCGTCTCGACATTCCGTTCGATGTGGTGTCGGTTGATCTGGATAGCATGGACGACGCGAAGCTGTGGATCGTGCGGAACCAGCTTGGCCGGCGCAACATTTCCGACTTCGTGCGCGTCGAGCTTGCGTTGATCGCCAAGCCGTTGATCGAGGCCAAGGCGAAAGCGAACCAAGGGACGCGCACGGACATTGTGCAGAATTCTGCCCAAAGTATTGCACCACTCAAAACTCGCGACGCCATTGCCGATCTTGCGAACGTCAGCCACGACACGGTGACCAAGGTCGAGAAGATCAAGGCCAAGGCCGCGCCTGAGCTGCTGGCAGCCGTTCGCACGGGCAGCGTGTCAATCAATGCAGCAACCGACGTGGCGACGCTGCCGAGCGCCGACCAGGCGGTATTGGTGGCGCGTGGCGAGAAAGAAATCCTGCAAGCGTCAAAGGATATTCGTGCACGCCGCAGCGAAGAGCGCCGCACGGAACGCGTGCAGAAGATTGTGGAAATCAGCAAGTCGAACGCACCGCTTGGAAAACTGGCTGCACGCTACCCCGTGTTGTACGTCGATCCGCCGTGGCGTTACGAACACGCGATCAGTGAAAGCCGGGAAATTGAAAACCAATATCCGACCATGGCGCTGGACGACATTAAGGCGTTGCCGGTTGCGGATATTCGCACCGACGACTGCGTGATGTTCTTGTGGGTGACCAGTCCCAAGCTGACGGAAGGCATGGAATTGCTGGAAGCGTGGGGCTTCACGTATCGCACCTGCGCGGTTTGGGACAAGCAGAAGATCGGCATGGGCTACTACTTCCGCCAGCAGCATGAATTGCTGCTTGTCGCCACCTGCGGCAAGCCACCAACACCACTGCCCGCGAACCGCCCGAGTTCCGTGATGTCTTTCGCACGCACACAGCACAGTGCAAAGCCTGCGGAAGTCGCGGAGCTGATCGAAGCCATGTATCCCGATCTTCCGAAGCTGGAAATGTTTTGTCGATCGCCGCGCGACGGTTGGGATGCGTGGGGAAACCAGGCTGAGGCGGCATGAATGCGGTGCACGACTTCGATGAATCGTTGGCGCGCTCGCACAGCGCCAGCGACTTGCCGATCTGGCTAGAGATCTACCGCAAAGCGTTCCCGGACATGCTCGCGTGTCTCGACCACCGACAGGACGGCGAACACCAGCGCGCCGGCATTGATCGTTCAGTGATTCTTGAAAACTCCAAGCAGTTGTTGATTGACGAGAAGATCCGATGGACGGCGTACAACGACATCCTGCTTGAGTATCTTTCCAGCCGTGAGCGCAACGTTCCGGGCTGGGTCTGCAAGCCGCTGCGTTGCGACTACATATGCTACGCGTTCGCCACAACCGGAAAGGCGTATCTCCTGCCGGTTCCCCAGCTGCAATCGGCATGGCGCGTGCACGGCCACGAGTGGATCGCCGCATACCGCGAAATCCAAGCACGCAACAAATCGTACACCACCATTTCCGTGGCTGTTCCTGTCGACGTGTTGTTCCGCGCGATTGGGCAGGCGCTGCGTATCGACTTCACTGCGATAGCTGAGGCAGCGTAATGCCAACACGCATCATCCGCGACGGCATTTTGAGCAGCGAGTCGGTTTGCTCATTGTCCTGGGCGGCGGAAGTTTTGTATCGACGGCTTATGTCCGTAGCTGACGATTATGGACGGTTTCACAGCACGCCGAAGCTGATCAGGTCAGCGTGTTATCCCTTGCAGATCGACAAAGTATCCGACGCGGATATTGGGAAGTGGCTCACCGAATGTGTGACAGCGGCCCTTGTAAGCGTGTACCCGGCATCGGACGGGAAGCGATACGTGCAGATTGTGAAGTTCGGCCAGCAAGTGCGTTCTAAGTCTAAGTTTCCTGATCCGTTGCAAACACCTGATAACAGTTGCAAGCAGTTGCTAGCAGATGTTCACCTAGTCGGAGGCGTAGTCGAAGTCGAAGACGTTATATCTAACCCTAAAGGGTTAGAGGTCACCGCTAACGCGGATGACGTGCCGCCAGCAGGTGTTGGCGAACCGATCAACGGCACCGGGTCAGCCGACAGAACCCCGATACAGGCCATCGTGGCCATGTACCACGCCAAGCTTCCCAGCTTGCGACGTTGCGAGAAGGTCACCCCGGCGCGTGCCGGCTACATCCGCCAACGTTGGCGCGAAGACCTGACGACGCTCGAAGCCTGGGAAAACTATCTCGATTACGTCGGACAGTCCCCGTTCTTGATGGGTCGAACGCAGGGCAGCAACGGCAAGCCGCCGTTCGTCGCCGACATTGAATTCCTGACGAAACCCGCGAGCTTCACGAAAATCGCGGAAGGGAAATACCACTCATGAGCCAAGGCGTACGCAAGTTTTTGAAACGCGTCCCGGTCAAGGCGCAGACGCTTGACGGCGACGAGAAGATCATTGCGTTGTGCGAAATACCCGACTGTGAAAGTCGATACGTTCCCGGCACCAACGGGTTCCCCGACCGGCGCGAATGCGGCCGGGCAGACGTAACTGTGAACGACTACGGCGGCGTCAAGCGGGGCATCTGCGGCGAGCACTACATCCGCGGCCTCGTCAAAACCGGCAAGCATCCGAACCAGGCGCTGATGAACTCGGACGGTTCGATGTCGCCCGTGCTGGTGAAAGAACACTGGGCGAAGCTGGACGCGGAGGCGAAGCGGTGAACGCTCCATTGCGCCACCGCGTCGAGGGCGCGCTTCGACTGGCACCCATGACGGAACGCGAGCTGTCCGCTTGCCTGTCCGTGACGCAGCAAGCGATCAGCCGATGCCTGTCTGCACACCGCGCCGTACCCGCTGGCTGGCGCAAGCGTGGACGGTACACGTCGATCCTGTGGACTCTGGCATGACCCGCCACGCCCCCAAACCCCGCACCGGCATGCACACCGAAATCGCGACGATGCTCGAAGGCCGCACGATGTCCGCCTACAGCGTCGCGACGGCCAAGGGCTGGCCGCTGCATGCCGTGGAGTCGTGCATGCGGTCGATGGCAAGGCGTGAGGAACTGGTGCGGCTCAAGTGCAAGCCGGGGCAGTGGGCGCGGTATCGGGTGAGGGGTGGGGCATGACGCAGACGTTCATCATCCCGGCGACCGACCGGCAATCCATCGCGGACAACCTGCATGCGTTCGCACTGACCGCGCTTCCAGGCAAGGCGCTGCGCGTGGAGGTGAGCGAGTACCGCAAGCGCCGGTCAGACGACCAAAACCGGGCGCTGTGGGGCGTTGCGTACAAGACCCTGAGCGATGCCACGGGTAACGACTCCGACGACCTGCATACCTACTTCCTGGGTGAGTGGGCCGGCTGGGAAGTCGTCACGGTCATGGGCCAACAACGCCGCGTGCCGAAACGGCGCAGCTCGAAGATGACGACGGTGGAGTTCAGCGAGTTC